GGTATCAAATCACCGCCAAGCAATAGGGAAAAGCTATCAAAGTCAACCAATACCGAATCTGTTGCCCCTATAAAAGACACTTCGACTGGATCATCGGGTTTGTAGTTGTGGGTCTTAGGTACACGCAATACCCGTGCGGCATCCGCCGTAACTGCGGGGTCAGCCAGAAACTTGTTTTTGTTACATAGAGCCTTGAGTCGCTCTGCTACAGGTAGCCAGTCATCGAGGCAGACTGATTCTTTTAACACCCAGTAAACGTGTACTCCGCGACCGGAGTTAATTAGTGTCGGGCGAGGTAGTAGGTTGGTCTTACAGAATTGTTGTAACGCAGTTAGGGCGTCTCGTTGGTTAGCAAACTCTTTGGATGGGCCGCAATCTAAATCTAAGAAAAAGGTTTTTACGTATTTAACATTGTCTACCTTACGGGATTTGTCCTCCTTAAAAGTAGATAGGGCGAAATATACATCGTAGCCTTGGTTGTCTAGATCTTTTGCACTGTCTACCAAATCAGCGACAGAGGTAAAAAACTTTTGTACTCGCCTATCTATTTTCTTGTTAGAAGCAAAAATGCAATACAGTCCATCATCTGCTAGGGCATCTTCTAAAAATTTTGTTGTTTCCATAGCTATCTCAGAACCGAAAGTTACCACGGCAGGGGCAGTAATCCACCCTTTTCAGTAATCCTAGCCGTGGTATAAGTTAAAAGCATGGGTACGCCCGTGGGCATACCCAAAAGCGTCGGGTCTAGTCGTCCCAACCGTCAACGATTGCACTAAGATCAGCTTCGTCTTTTGGTGCAGATGACTTCTGTTTAACTACTTTCTTCTTCGGTTCTTCGACAGGTGCTTCAACTTCTTCAGCTTCTTCCACCTCAACTTCTTCGACAGTAACAGGTGCAGATACGGTTACGTCAGTAAACATGTCGTCATCGTCACTTGAAGTAAAACCATCTACTACTTCAAACGGTGATGCAGTTTGTAAAGGTATGTACTTAGTGACTTGCACACCACGTAACCGTAATGACACGCCCGCTTCTCGCATATTGTAGGGCACCAGCACTACTGCAATGTTTGCGGTACTGCCAGTAGTCAGCATGAAGTCATCATCTAACGCTTTATTCTTAGCGTCTACCTGCATGGGTTTGTTAGTTATTTCTTTACCGTATGCACCTTTCAGTGTGACCTTACCAACGAATGTCCCGTCTTCTTCTTTTTTGAATGGCATCGGTATTTTTTCAGGCCATTTGGCTTCGCGCTTCTCGGCATACGCTTTAGCCATAGCACTCATTAGATCCTTGGCCTTCGCTTCATCCATACGAAACTGCATGGAATATGCTGCTCCTTCATCAAACGGGTCACAAGGTACACTACGGTTTTCCGCTGAATCAAAGCGGTATGTTTTATTGATACGTGGGTATAAGACTTCTACGTCCTTTATAAGGTGGTTCATGTATGTTTCTCCAAACATCTAGTCATTAAATGTAAAACCATCAACCTCGGTGAATGGTGAAACACTAGCGTCTTCTATTGGCACTACACTTAACGTGATAGCAGCAATAGTATCTGCGTGTTCTCCCATATTTTTGACGGTTTCGTACTCCTGCTCTTCTAATGGACGTATTGGCCTGAAGAAGAGTTTTGGTGTATCGCTTTCAGTATCGAAGTAGATCCTCGTTACTACAGCGATAAAAGGCGTCTCACGCGCCTCAAGGTACCGTGCGTAAGCACGGAAGGGCATAGCCCCATTTACCGCGTCCCCAAATATAGAAGTAGGTGGTAGTTGTAGTTGATAAGCTGTTTCCAGATCATCTTCCAACACGACAGCTAACCGTTGCACAAACTTGCATGCTCGACTAGCGCCTCTACCAGAACCTCTAATATTGCGGACACAATCTACGCAACGTCCAGACTGCCGCTGCTCATCTGGAACGTCTAAAGCGGGTGTTTCTGTGTTATTAGACCAACAGGTGGGAGTAGATACCTTGTCAGCGTTATAGTCATCTTTGTAGTACATTCTCGAGCGGTAGGCAATACCTACAACTACAACATCAATACTATCTCCACTTTCGAGCGGTGTTCCCTCGAACTTCTTGTTGCGGATACTTATTCTTCTAACGCTATCTTCCATCAGTAGTCTTCATCTGTGTCCAAGTCAGGCACCTCGATAGGCGCAGCTTTTTCTGGGCTAACCTCGTCCCACGTAACGGAAGGTGCATCTTCATCAACTTCGCTCAACAACGCCTTAGTTACAGCGTCAAGATCGTATCGATACGTCTGATTGATATGGATGTACGTGTTTTTAGGTATTCGCCCTTGCTTCATCCAATTACGGATAAGTCGCTCAGATACCATAAAGTGCTCGGCAACTTCTCTGATTGAAACTAATCGAGGTGTCATTTCTTGTTCCTTCTAACGGCTATGGTGTACTCGGAATTAGAGTTAAGACCTTTCGGTAGCAACTCTGGGTTCTCTTCCAAAAACTGCTTCATGTTCTTCTGGTTAATCCGCTTGTCAAGTAATGATGGTTCTGCGTGCTCAAGAATGAACTTGTGCATCTGATCCCAGTCGCTTGTCCAATAAGATTGTTTAACCGTCCGGTAGAACAGACCTTCGGAAGTTTTGACGCTATCAACGTCGTGCTCTTTGCAGTGGTTTAACAAAGCCCCTTTGACAGTTTCAAGCTGCTGCACCAGTGGTGCGTCTTGTGCATCAAATTCGGCTTTTAACTCTGAACGTCTCTCACGAATCTTTATATAAGTCTTGACCAACTTGTCTAAAGATATGGATTCCCCGTTGCTCATTTCGATCTCCTTCACTTATCGAACGAACGACTATAATGGATAACTAGGTACTACGCAAGTAAATCATTGTATAAATCAATCATTTTTGTATGAACATTGATTTTATTGTCCAACATAGCATAAACACGTTTTTCTATGGCAGATCCTTGCAGTTGGACTATGGTACACTTGTGGTCTTGTCCCGACCTGTGCACCCGTGCGTTGGCTTGGGCGTACGTTTCTAATGAACTGGTTGGCCCCCACCACACTACCGTATTCGCCGCTGTCAGAGTCACACCATGCGCTGCTGCTTGGGGCTGAATAATTAATACCCTAGGGTCGTCGGTCTTTTGGAACTGCCTGAATATTTCAGTTCGATTAGGTAGCGATACGTCACCACGAATAATCGCTGTACTGATGCCATCATTCTGTAGTTTGTCTGATAGTATGTCGATGACGTGCTTGAAAGGCACAAAGATCAATACCTTCTTGCTAGATTCGTCGATGACCTCACGCAGAACCTTGTACCGGTGTTTAATATCAAACTCTAGCGTGTCACCGTTATCGGTATAGACCGCACCACAAGATATTTGTAGTAACTTGTTCATGTTAACTGCTGCATTGGCGGCAGTAACTTGCTCCCCTGCGGCATCCATAACCATCTTATCTCTTAACAACTTATAGTATTTAATTTGTTGTCGGGTCATTTCGACTTCGCGTTTGGTGTATACCATCGGTGGTAAGTCTAGACACTCATCTTTAGTGAACCGGATAGCAGGTTGTAATACCCTGAACACCGTATCAGTGGCATCTTCTTTAGGCACCCATCTAAAGTTACTTATTTTATACATAACTTGATCGCGGAACGCCCCGGCAAACCTAGGTACAGCAATAGGGTTAACAAGTTTTGCTAAACCGTACGCATCAACAGGACTTTGTGCAGCGGGAGTACCTGTCATCATCCATAACCATTTGTCTGGTGTCATCAACGCATTCAAGGTTTTCCAGCGTTTGGTTTGTGTATTTTTATAGTGAGTAGCTTCATCCACAATTATCAGGTCAAACCCACCGTCCATGATGGCATCCATTACAATCTCAACACCGTCATAATTTATTATCACGTAATCCGCGTCACCCCCTATGATCTCCCTGCGTTTTTTCGCAGAACCATACGCAACCGCAACTGTTCGGTGCATAGCAAAAGTAAATAAATCATTACGCCAAGCAGAATCCATGATAGATAACGGGCATATAATCAGCACTCTGCGTATACGTTTGACGTTCATTAGGTAATCTGACGCCCATATTGCACTGGCGGTTTTACCTGTACCCTGCTCATTGAAGCAGAATGCACGCTTGTTTAGTGTAAGAAATGATGAAGTAGTTTTTTGGTGCTCGAACGGGGCATACCTACCAGTCCACTTGTACTTGCCTTCAATCGGTGAAGGCACTTTGATATTTAAGTTCTTCAGTACATGCGCTTCGTCTATACCCCACTTAACCACTACTTTGTTATCAGGTAGTTGTTTGCTTTCGGGTATAACAGTCGTCACTTTCTGCGGATTACGCAGTCGCAAAAGCAACGCTTTGTTATCTATAATTTCCATGTGTCCTCCTAAAGCCCCGCTTCGTCCACAGATGGGGCTAGGTCTGCTATGAAGGGTCTTTCGCTCCCCTGAACTAGCCTGATTTTTGTACTCTGCAACTGGAGGGTGCTTCGTACGTGGTTTAAAGACGCATCAGGTTCAGCGTCTGGTAGGCTTCTTCTGTCTCGCAACGGGTGCCTTCTTAAGGTTACGGCTACGGTTTTTACTTCGACTTTCTACCTTCACACCGTCTTTGTTGCTACCACCTCTCGCCAGTGGCTTGTTATGGCTAACGTCCTTGCCTTCTCGCTTGTCCGCTTTGCCGTTGTTATTCGCGTCTACACCTTCTTTGTCCATAGCACGTCGGGCACGTTGCCGCTCCATACGACGTTTGAACTCTGGGCTATCGACTGGTTTGTTGACTTGTTTCTTTCTGTCTGACTTATTTCTGTAAGGCATTTAACTTCTCCCGTTGTGCGGACACTCAAGCACCACGCAATGTGCTTTGCATAACCCGCTGGGGTTAGCGTTCCACGTATCATTCTCGAAGGCTGACTCCATACTAGTGTAGTCACCTAACCATTTACCCCATAGGTCACCCTGACCCGCTAGAGTATATGTATCTTTTACTAACTCGTTTGACACAACAAACATCAACCCACCCCGTACCTCTGTGATACTGGGGAAGTGTTTGAATGCCGCCAGTGCCATCAACTCAAGCTGCCCTTTGTCAGCATAGCGAGCGTTTTTACCCGTTTTATAATCTATCACCCAAGCTAACTCATTCTCTTCATCAAGGATTACCAAGTCTGCAATACCGCGAAACCACACGTTATCCGCAAAAAAGTCGCAGGGTTCTAAGTTTTCGGTAAGCCCCATTTTATATTCGCATAACTTCTTACCACGTTTAGCGTTAAGCGCATCCAACCCGGCCTTGGCGTAGTTGAACTGTGGTGGTAGCGGTACGTTATCCCGTACGTATTTCTCGGCTGCTTCATGGAACGCGGTGCCGTAATACATGGCTTCCGTCTCAGGCTCGGAGTAATCCTTGGCAACCTTCAAGTGGTAAAACTTCTTAGGGCATTGCTCGAATGCTTTTATCTTACTGAACGACCAAGGTGCTATGCTCATCACTC